GTTCTGGTTATACTGCAGCACCAATAGTATCATTCTCAAGTAATTCTGGAAGTGGAGCCACTGCAGAAGCTGTTCTTGGTACTGGTGGAAATGCGGATAAAGTTGTTAGCGTAAATGTTACTTCTTCTGGTACTGGTTACCAAACTGCTCCAGATGTATTCTTTACGCCAAGTAATGGGCATGATCCTACAATTGGTGCTGATGCCATTGCCAATATTGAAATAAATATAGATAAAGTTGAATCTTTTGCAGATAATAATAAATTTAAAACTCAAGCAGCAGATATTTTGTTTAGCGAATCAAATCCTTTTGGTGATATAGATACTACTCATAATCCATAATGTTAAATAATAATGTTTTCTATCATGGCATAATTCGAAAGACTATCGTTTCATTCGGTAGTCTTTTCAGTGACATCTATATTGATCGTAAACAGGGTGACTCTGTTACTGGTGAGACACTTCAACGTCTTCAGATTCCACTTGCTTATGCTCCAAAAGAAAAATGGATCGTTCGTTTAGACTCAGATCCAAATTTAGAAAACCATACATACGTATCATTGCCACGTATGTCATTTGAGATTACTGGATATCAATATGATGCTGTAAGAAAAACAAATCGTATGCAGAAAATTACATGTGGTGATTCTTCTACATCAATGTCATACATGTATTCACCAGTTCCTTATAACATTGACATCTCTCTTTATATTCTTACAAAAACTCAAGAAGATGCTATGCAAATTATTGAACAGATTCTTCCTACGTTTACCCCAGAATATACACTGTCAATTAATGTTGTTCCAGAGATGAATGTAAAACAGGATATTCCTGTAATTTTAAATAGTATTACAGTGCAAGATGATTATGAAGGTGATTTTCAAACTCGTAGATTTGTTACTCATACATTAACCTTTACGCTAAAGACTAACCTTTATGGTGCAGTTAGCGGTCAGGGAGTTATATCAGAAGTTAATGCAAATATTGGTATCAAAGACATCACTACACCAAATAGAGTTTATGTTGCTCAGGGTGATTCTACAACAGCAACAATTTCGGATGAACATTGGACAAATAACTTTTAACTATGGCACAAATTTATAATGCTAATGTGAACTTGAAAGGAGCTGGGGTAAAGGTTCAATTTACTCCAGATCAGGTGCAAGAATGGTTAAAGTGTGCAGCTGATCCAATATACTTTATTGAAGAGTATTGTAAGATTGTTTCGCTTGACCATGGTTTGATCCCCTTCAAACTTTATGATTGTCAGCGAGAGAAAGTTAAAATTATTCATGAGAATAGAAAAGTTATACTCATGGAAGGACGTCAGCAGGGTAAGACGACTACGTCGGCTGCATATATTCTTTGGTATACTATTTTCCAAGAATCTAAAACAGTGGCGATCCTTGCCAACAAAGCAACTGCTGCACGAGAAGTTCTTCATCGTTATCAATTAATGTATGAGAATTTACCTCACTGGTTACAGCAGGGTGTTATTACTTGGAACAAAGGTGACATTGAATTAGAAAATAAGTCACTGGTATTTACTGCAGCAACAACTGCTTCTGGTATTCGTGGTAAGTCTGTTAACATGCTTTATGTTGACGAAACTGCCATTATTCCAAACACTGTTGCGGAAGATTTCTTTACATCAGTTTACCCAACTATTTCTGCTGGTGAAACTACTAAGATTCTTTTATCTTCAACACCATTAGGTTACAATCATTTCTGGAAATTCTGGAATGATGCTGAAAATAAAAGAAACGATTTTATTCCATTGTTTATTCCTTATTGGAAAATTCCTGGAAGAGATGAAGCATGGGCTGAAACCCAACGTCGTCAACTTGGTGAGTTAAAGTTTAACCAAGAGGTTCTATGTAAGTTTCTTGGTTCAAGTCTTACACTTATTAATGCTGATTACATTGCTAAGATGTCTATCGGTCAGATGGCTTATAGTAAAGATGGATTAGATATATACGAAAAACCAAAGAAAGGTCATACGTATGTTATCGTGGCAGATACTGCAAAGGGAGTTGGAGGAGACTACTCTGCATTTACTATTATAGATATAACAGAAGTACCCTACCGACTTATCGGTAAATATAGAAATAATATAATTAGCCCACTCCTATATCCAAATGTAATATTTGAAGTAGGCAAACAATACAATTACGCATACGTACTAGTTGAGGTAAATTCTTCCGAACAGGTTCCACATATTCTTTACCAAGAGTTAGAATATGAAAACATTCTTTTCGTAAATAGAACTACAGGATCTCAGGTTGTTTCTGGTGGCTTTGGTGGAGGTAAAACTCAACTAGGTGTTAATACTGATAAAAAAGTAAAACGCATCGGTTGTCATAACTTTAAGTCCTTAGTAGAAGAAAATAAATTGATTATAGAAGATGCCGATACAATATCGGAGATATCGACCTTCATCGAAGCTAAAGGCACATACATGGCGGATGATGGTTATCATGATGACTTAGTGATGAGTTTGGTTCTGTTTAGTTGGCTTACAACCAACCCTTATTTTAAAGACCTAAATAATATTAATCTGAGAGAAATAATGTATAAGAAACAGATGCAAGCGATCGAAGATGAGTTAACGCCATTCGGAGTTTATGACGATGGGAATACTGAGGAGAAAACACCCCTAAATTTCTAGTTCAGAAATGTGGGATTTCATAAATAAATTAGTGATGACCATGCCCATGCTTGTCAAAACAAAATAACAATGTTCATGTAATAAGGAGAATTACAATGCCTTTTCAATTAAGTCCTGGCGTTGCAGTCGTAGAAAAAGACTTTACCTCTATCGTTCCAGCTGTAGCTACCTCAACAGGTGCTTTCGCTGGTGCGTTTCAATGGGGTCCAGTTTTAGAACCAGTAACTATCAATTCTGAAAACAATCTAGTTTCAAGATTTGGTAAACCAACTGAAGACAATGCAACCTCATTTTTCACTGCAGCAAACTTCCTATCATACTCCAACAATCTTTTAGTTGTTCGTGCTGATACTGTTAATCATCGCAATGCTGTTGCAACACAGTCTGGTACTATTACTGATGTAATGATCGGTGGCACTAATAGTGGTTATGCTTCACGTAGTGCACCTCCAGTAATTACTGTTGATGCACCTGATGAGGCTGGTGGAACACAAGCTGTTCTTACTGCCGTCCTATCTGGTGGTGCAATTTCTGCAATTAATGTTGAGGCTGGTGGTTCTGGCTATGTTACAGCTCCATCTGTAGTAATTTCTGGTGGTGAACATAATGGTAATGCTGCTTCATTTACAGTAGTAATTGGTACAGATGCTGGTAACATTGAAACATATCGAAAGGTTCTTTCTGTTACTGTTAATAGTGGTGGTTCTGGTTACAAAGGTAATGTTACTGCTTCTTTAACTGGCGGTGGCGGTAGCGGTGCTTCACTTGGAACTGTTTTTATTGGCACTTCATCTATTTCTAATGTAATTATCACTAATCCAGGTACTGGTTATACTTCTGCTCCAGCTGCAACGCTAAGTGGTACTGCTACTCTTACTACTGAAATCACTGTTGGTGGTATTAAAATCAATAATACAGATGTTTATACTACATCTTATATTAATGGAGCTGGTGTTGTTGGTGTATTTGCCGCAAAATATCCAGGTTCTTTAGGTAATAGTATTTCTGTTCATATGGCTGATGGTGCTACTTATGGCGACTGGTCATATAAAAATGAATTTGATTCTGCTCCTGGAACTTCTGATTATGCATCTGGTTTTGGTGGTGAGTACGATGAACTACACGTAGTTGTTATTGACGAATATGGTCAGTGGACTGGCGTTGCAGGTTCTGTTCTTGAAAGATTCGCTTTCCTTTCTAAAGCATCTGATGCTAAAAAAGGTGATGGCGCAGCAAACTACTATCGTGATGTTTTAAATAGCCGTTCTAAGTATATCTGGTGGATGGATCATCCTACAGATGGTACAAACTGGGGTTCTACTGCATATACTACTTCTTTCGATCAATTAGGTGATCCTATTGACGTAGTATTAACTGGTGGTATTGATGATCTGTCAGCAACTGATGGTCAATTAATGACAGCATGGAATATATTTGCTGATGACAGTCAGTATGATATTTCTCTATTGCCAGTAGGTAAAGCATCTAGCACTGTTGCTAATAGTATTATCGCCATGGCTGAATCACGTGCTGATTGCGTTGTATTCGTTTCTCCAGAAAACGTAGACACTGGTGATATCATTATCGCAACTGGTAGTGATGCCACTGATATGATCAATGCATATCGTAACGAACTTCCATCTAGCTCTTATGCTGTAATGGACTCTGGCTACAAATATCAATACGATCGCTACAACGACAAATATCGTTGGGTTCCATTGAATGGTGATGTTGCTGGTACATGTGCTCGCACTGACTCTCAGCAAGATCCATGGTTCTCTCCTGGTGGTCTAAATCGTGGTCAAATTAAGAACGTGGTTAAACTCGCTGTTAACCCAAGCAAAATTGATCGTGATGCTCTTTACAAGAATGGTGTAAACCCAGTAGTTACATTCCCTGGTCAGGGTACTGTTCTATTCGGCGACAAAACATTGCTTGCTAAACCATCTGCTTTCGATCGTATCAACGTACGTCGTTTGTTTATCATTCTTGAGAAATCAATTGCAACTGCTGCTAAGTTCCAGTTGTTCGAATTCAACGACAGCTTTACTCGTGCTCAATTCCGTAACTTGGTAGAACCATTCTTACGTGATGTTCAGGGTCGTCGTGGTATTACTGATTTCGTTGTTAAGTGTGATGATTCAAACAACACTGGCGAAGTTATTGATGCTAACCAATTCGTTGCTGACATCTTTATTAAGCCAAATCGTTCTATCAACTTTATTACTCTCAATTTCGTTGCTGCTCGCTCTTCTGTAGCGTTTAGTGAAATTGGCGGTGGTCAATAATAGAGATAAATAAAGGATAAAGGAGATAACAAATGGCAAATATTGCTGACTTTAAAGCCGTAATGATTGGTGGCGGTGCACGCCCAAATCAATTCCGTGTTGAACTATCATTCCC